CAGACGCCGCCCACGTCCTGATAGGCCGTGTATCGTCGCCCTTCTACGCCGTCATGACCGCCCAGCAGGGCGACCGCGATTGCCATTGCGCCTGCCCCGCCAGCGGCGAGAATCTTGCGCATCAGCTTTGCAGGGAAAACGAGGCGCATGGGTTAGTCCTCGCCGACGGAAATTTTGTTGCCACGCTTGACCGCCCAGATTTTGATAATGGCGTTCGAAATACAGGTCAGGCCCGCAAATGCCAGGCTGCCCATTACGCCAACAGCGGCCCACTGGTCAGGCGTCATTGCCGTGGTGAGTTTGTAGAACCAGTAACCGCCAGAGCCGGACGCTGCGCCATAGGCGACGGCGTTCGACACGTTGGTGATTTTGTCCATGTTCAGAATCTCCTCCCCACGGTGCGCCGTGCGGTGAGTGATATTGGGGCCATGGCCCCAATCGGTGATCGGGAATCGCCGGGACCGTGGCCCCGGACGGAAATTGGCGGTTGGTGCGGGATTCGAACCCGCTACCTTTCGGTTAACAGCCGAGCGCACATCCTTAGGTGCTTACCAACCGGGGGTGTTGGGGCCGTGGCCCCAATTTGAAAAAGGTGGCGTCCGGCGCTTATCTCCGGCAGTCATTTTCAGCAGGCCAGCTCTCCGGCACGCCAGATGCGGTTGGGGGCTTGCCCCCTTAACAGGTCAGCGCCGCGTGGAACTCGCCCACTTTTGCCACCGTGTTTTCATACGTTGCGGTTTCCAGTTCGACGCCAATCGCAGAGCAGCCCAGCTTGAGCGCCTGCTTAATCGTTGAACCCGAACCCATAAAGAAGTCAGCGACAACCATGCCCGGACGGGTGCTGGCGCGGATGATGTCAGCCATCATGTCGGCGGGCTTTTCGCAGGGGTGTTTGCCGGGATAGTACTGCACCGGCGGGTAGGTCCAGACGTCCGTAAACGGGACCATTTTGGACACGGCGAACGGGCGGCGCAGTTCTTCATAGCGCTCGCGCAATTCGTCGTATTCCAGCCGCAGCCCTTCGTAATCGCGCTTGAGCGATTCGTACTCGGTCTGCAGGCCGTCGTGCGGTTTAGCCAGCTGTTCGGCTTGGCCTTTTTCCTGCGCCTTGCGGGCAAACAACGCCTGCAGGGTTTCGTACTGTTCGCGCTTCGGCAGCTGCCATTGAGATTCGCTAAACCAGTGGCTGCACATATGTGTGCCGGTCGCCTGGTTGATTTCTTTCGCACTCACGCCCAGCGCGGCACGCGCATTAGCGAAGTAATCAATCAGCGGTTTAAACGTCTGCTTGCGCAGTTCTTCACATTTGGCGGCGTAGCCAGACGCGCCGGAGGCGGTGCTTTCCGCGCCGTAGTGTTCGGCGAAGATGATCCGCTCGGTCGCCGGGAAAAACTGGCGCAGGCTCTCTTTGTTCTGCCGGTTCCACGTCCCGGACGGCTTCGCCCAGATGATGTGGTTCAGCACGTTCAGGCGGTCGCGCACCAGAATCTCGGTGTCGGCTGCCAGCTTGTGCCCGCAGAACATGTAAAGGGAGCCGGTAGGCTTCAGAACGCGCCAGAACTCAGCCACCATTTCGCCGAGCCACGCCAGATAGGCGTCGTCGTTCTTCCACTGCCGGTCCCACGCGTTGTCTTTTACGCGGAAGTAAGGCGGGTCGGTGGCGATCAGGTCAATGCTGTTATCAGGCAGCGTTTTAATAAATTGCAGCGAATCCGCGCAGACAAGCTGCGCCGCGCCAATCTGGACGGTGTTGGTCATAAATTCAGGGGATATTATGGCTCGGTCGTCGCAGATGCGGCGCGCCGGAGCAGGTTGTTGGACTGCGCCCGGCGGGGCATATTGCAGGCGAAAAAAAACCGCCCGGAGGCGGCTTTTTCGTGGGCAGGCTGTAGATTGCCCAGTGTGGAAAAATATTAACTTATTTATTCACTTTAAGTCAATAGTCTATTTTTATTATTGCTGATTAAGCAAATATCGGGCTGCCATAAATAGGCTGGTCGAATGGGCGATAAGCCCGCCGCGCCAGCGCTTGTTGGCTTCGGCTGTCAGCATTTCCGCGCATTCTGCGAGGCCCTTCATACCGCTTTCGCTAACGATCCCCTTCGCAAGCTGGAAGGCGCGCTGTTCAGCCAGGCAACCTTTTTCTCCTGCGCGGTGCGCGGCTTCGGTCAGCAGTTCATAGGCGGTTTTCATGGTCATGCGGCTCTCTCTCTTTCAATGCGGTCTATCAGTTCCCGGATTTCACGCCGGGCACTTAGCAGGGCGGTGGCGGTACGCTGGCGCGGTTCGGTGCGCCGGTGCTGATAGGTGCGGCTCACTTCAATAAGGCCGATGCGCTGGCTCAGAACGTGCCGGACAAACCCTGCCGCGTACTGGCTCGTCTTGCGGCGCTTGCTGTGCTTCATTGGCTCTCCGTTGGGTTGCCCGGCGTTCTGCCGGGCGGGTGGCGGGTCAGGCTGGCAGGATGCGGTAATCAGGAATGTCACCCTGCAGGCGGCGAATCAGCTCGCTCATCACGCTTGACGCGTAGCAGTAGCTGCTGCGCTCGTCATTGCTTGAGGTGCTAACAGCCACCCAGTTGTTGACCGCAATGCGGGCTTTCAGGCCCTTAATCACTGCCGCCAGCTTTTCCGGCGTGGTGCAGAAAAAGCGGAAGTAGTGCTCCAGCGTTTCACCAAAACCGGACGGGCTGCGATTTACCTGCGCGTAATGCTTCCAGAGTTTGATCAGCCAGTTGTTGATGTTGTTGGCGGTTGCTTTGTTCATGGTGTTTCTCCTGTCGTTTTTCTTCTTTCGGATTTCAGCGGCTGGCGTGCCGCCTTGAACACCAAGGTAACTCTGGTGCCGGACCGTAGCCAGCATTATTTTAAGTTTTTAGTTAAAATATAGTTTTTACCTTATTGGCGGATTGCGGGCACAAAAAAGCCCCGGCGCGGCGGGGCTTCGTGGGGTGAGGCCGTGGCCCCGGTTTTATTCTGCGTAGCACCTTGCGGTCACGTTCAGCCGGTCTTCTGCCTGGACAATCGCAAGCTGGCACTCGCGCAGTACGGAAGCCAGCAGGCGGCTTTCCGGCGTGTCTTCAGCAATGACGCGGCGCGAAAATTCATAAATGCGCGATTGCAGGGCGCTCAGTTCGTCGCGGGCGCTCATGAGTTCGGCAAACGTTTCGGTGTCTGAAATGGTTTTCATGCGTTCTCCTGTCATTAAAAGCGCGGGTGGCGTCCCGCGCGGGTGAAAATTGGGGCCGTGGCCCCAACCGGTTTTTTACTTTTCGATTACGGCCTGAATGGTTTCAATATTTCCGATTAGATCCTGAAATTCGTAAACCAGACCGCGAAGCGCCAGGCCTTTCAGCGTGTCAGCCTGCTGTTCCTGAATCCAGACAACGTTCGCCTGTAATTCCTGCAAACAATCGCGCACATACTCCAGCTTGTCGGCGGTACATTCGTTTTCAATCGCTTCTAATGGCTGGCCTTTTGGGGTTTTCATACGTTCTCCTGTCGTTGTTTTCGGGTTCCGGCGGGTGGCGTCCCGCCTTGAAAACAAAGGTAACTCTGCTGGCCCTTTCAGGCCAGCTTTATTTTAAGTTTTTAGTTAAATTTAAGTTTTAAGTTACTTTCTGCGCATCAGGACTTTGTCCAGGTGCGCAGACAGCCCGGCCTTGCGGATTTCGGTCCGGCAGCGTTCGCGCAGGGATGCCTGGGTGGCGGTGAAGTCGAAGCGGGTGCCGAAAAAGTTAACGATCACCTGTTTCGGTAAAAACTCCACTTTGACGTTGCCGCCGCCGAACTGGAACTCAAGCGGGGCGATTGCATTTTTCATCATGTTTCTCCTGTCGTTTTCAGTTGTTCGCTGCGGGTGGCGTCCCGCAACGAGACGCAATATAGCTCTGTCCATTTTGATGGAAAAGCTTTATTTTAAGTTTTTAGTTAAAATAAGGTATTGAGTGAAATTTAATTCAGAGCTATTCTTTCACCACTGAAACGGAGGAAGCATGTACAAGGTGTTAGCGCACGAACTGGCAGCGCAGGAGCTGGCAGAGTTACCCGACCGGCTTCGCGGTCAGATGTTCCGGCTGATTGAGCGGCTGGAAACAGAAGGGCAGCTGAAAATGCCGCACAGCAAGGTGATCGGCGGCGGGCTGTTTGAACTGCGGGTGAGCGGCGCGAACATCGCGCGAACCCTGTATTGCTATGCGAAGGGCCAGCACATTTACCTGCTGCACGCCTTTGTGAAGAAAACCGAGAAAACCCCTGCGCAGGCGATAAAGCTGGCGCGGCAACGCCTGGAGGATTTCGAATGAAACCCGTAACGATGAAACAGTTAAAAAAGACCATGTTAAACAGTGCGGAGGCTCTTGAGGCATACGACGAGGCGGATCGGGAGCTGGCGGTACTGGAGGCGCTGCACGCCATGCGCGAACATGCCAAAATCACTAAGTCCGAGCTGGCGCGACGCCTTGAAATCAGCCCGGCGGCAATCACCAGCCTGGAGATAAACCCGCTCGGAGCCAGTATCAGAACGCTGGACCGGTACGCGCGCGCGTGCGGGGCGACTTTCGACTTTAACGTCGCTTTCAAGTAGTCAGGGCAACTGGGGCCACGGCCCCAATCGCCACCGGT